AGCCCGGTTTGCCGGGGTTGGCTCGGTTGTAAGAGGCGCGGCCCTTGGCGTTCAAGCCGCCACTTTCCGCTTTCCCTTCCTTCCTCTGCCATGCCGGGGACTTAGCCATAAAACACCGTAACTTTGGCGTTTGACAGGGTTGCATAAGCGCTTGTCTGACACAAAACACCCTCGGCGGGGATAAACACATTAAATGTTTCACCACCGGCAACAGTGTTAATAGTGAACAGCGTGGTGCCACTAGAGCCACCATCTTTAATGATGACGCTTCCAGCACTGCCTCCGGGTTCAACAACCATTCCGCGAACGCGAGTACGGCCATCGAAAACATCACCGGACGCAGCTAACGACGTAGCGCGTACATCGGTTTGCATCGTCATGGGATGCTCCTATTAACCAGCGGAAATAGCAAGCGTTCCGCCGTTATTCCAGATCGCGCCAGCAACACCCGGATCGCTTGTTGGGATGACGATTACGTTATCAGAACCCGTCAGAGAAACGCCAGTGGTAGCGGTGACGGTTCCAGTAACAGGGCCAACAAAACCGTTGGCGGAAGAAACTGGGCCGGTAAAGGAAGTTGTAGCCATTTAAGATTCCTCATCATGCGAGTAGCCCAACAGTCTGCATGATCGTCTGCCGGGTCAGTCATGCTGGGCTATGGTTTCCCGGTTATCTAATTATGTCGCTATGTGTTTGCTGTGTCAACGCATAATAAAAAACCCCGCCGAAGCGGGGTTCCATCAAGATTAACTTGATTATCAGGACGAACCCGACGAACCCCAGATACCAAGGGCGTCGGACCATCCGAAGCTATAACGCTCACGAGCTTTATAGCGGACGTTGCCGGTGTCAAAGTCCCCATCCATCGAGGTAGACATGGCAGAACGCTCAAAGTGCTTCAGGCCGTTAGGCACATCAGTCATCAGGAACCAAGCATTGCTGTCGGTCAAGAAGTGGTTAACAGCGTAACCACCGGGAATTGCACCCATTTTCTTGATCGCGTTGATGTCGTTGTCGGCGGTGCCAACACGCAGTTCGGTGTCGAGCAGTCGCTTGGCGACGAACATCAGTGCCGGGGGGATGACCAGCTTCTTGGGCTTAGCAGCAATCAGAAGCCCACGCTCGTCGGTCCAAGCAGCGATCTGGATGATCGCGCTTTCCAAAGAGGTTTCGTTCAGATCGACGCCAGTCGTCGGGCTGTTGTAGTTCACACCGCCACCAACCAGCGGGTGACCAACACGGGTTCCGCCCGAGTTATTGCCGAACAGCGAGACTCCGTCACCACCGGCATAATTGCCGTTGAAGCCGTTGTTCAGAACCGAAGCAGCCTTGACTTGCTTGGTGTAAGCCATTGCACGGGCCAGAGCCTTGGTGTAACGGGCCGACAGCGAGTCGTACAGGTTGTCTTCAATTGCTTCCTCGGTGATCGAGAAGCCCAGAGCAATCGTCTCGTGGTTATACCGAGAAGTGTACGCCTCTTGCGCATTGTCATACGCAATCGACGAACCCTCGGCTTTAACCGGAGCCGAACCGAAGCCCGAAAGCTTGGTCTCTTCTTCAAAGCTACGCTCCGATTTTTCGGTCTCGTAGATCTCTTTATGCTCCTGTCCGTACTGATTGTACTCAAAACCGTACAGGGCATTAAGACCCGGCAACAGCTCTTTAAGGAGTTGGGAACGTGAAATAGCCATGATTTACCCCTTACAGGCCGACGTTATTCAGATACGAATGAGCGCTGGGGTTGAACTTAACCAGCAGGTCCGTATATGAATCACCGGGGGTGGAAGCAAAACCGACGATGCGGAAAGCAGCGGCGGCAGTTTGGACAGTCGCATCCAGTGCGCTGGTCGAGTTACCGGTACGAGTGTTACCCGTGCTGGTGCTCTGAACAGCAGCAAAGAACGTGTTAGTCCCCAGACCAGTCTGTCCGACAGAGCCGTCAGCCTGAGCTTGGAACACGACCATCGGGTCAGTCACGACGTAAGCCTTGACCACGCCGGTTGTACCGGACGGGTAATACTGAGCGTCGATAACCTGACCTTGGGCATTGATGTATTGGCAACCAACGAACACGCCAACTGCGCCAACACCAGAACCACCGAGGTTGTTCGTAGTGATATCAGCGCCGGTAGCGGTCGAGATAGCCAGATAGCCATCAGAACCGACGATCACGACTTGACCATAAAAAATGTTGGTGGCTTCGCCAGCCGGGTCGATGAGGAACTCCTCAGTCGCGCCAGCATACGGCATGCCATCAACTCGCTTGACGGGACGCAGCCCGTAGGGAGAAGCGGTATTAGCCATTTAAGACTCCAAGTTAAGTGCCTGAACCAAATCCGCTACCACGGCTTGAGGTCGATTTACGATCTGCAAACAGCGGCATACGGGGGTCGTTGTTTCGCAGGAAGTGGTTATCAACCGACTCCATCTGCTGAGTTGCTTGGCGGTTGTAATACTCATCTCGGGATTTAGCGAGTTCCGCAGGCATTTTGCAAAGCATTAGCCCACCAATCTCAACATTGCCCGTCTTGGTATCGCCGGTAAGCATCAATTCCGGATGATCTACCGCCTTTACGGGTTCCCAGCCTTCACGCATCTTTTTAGATACGTTTGTTGGGTCCGGAACACCGAGAATATGCGTCGCAATCCAGCGATATACATATCCCGGTTCGGGCGTAGGGTCCGGAAGGGAACTCGATGGCGTATAAACCATACGAGTCGTGCGTTCGCGTGAGTTCAATTCACGAGGGGTGCGATTTTCAGCCATTTTGTTGCTCCAGTTTTGCCACTTCCAACGCGTATTGCTGGTTAGTTAGTCCTAATTTCTTAGCTAAAGCAACTTGCGTTGCAGACAGTTTGATTTTTCCTGCACTCGTTGACCGAGACGCCGGAGCGACCACTGTACTGGGCCGTTTAGAGCTACCTTCTGACCGAACTTCACTTGCATTTCCAAAAACTTCCGGAAATTTACTTTTAACGCGAGCATCAATTTGCTCGAAATACTCATCAGACCGAGGATCTACCCCGGAATTGACTAGCTTTTGATGCAGCCCTAGTGCGTAGCTGGTAACTTCTTCATGGCCCGGAGATCCAAACCATTGATTTCTAGCTTGCCACCTAATTGTTTTGTCGTCAAGCTGTTGTTTTTGCTGTATCGCAGTCCGCTGAGGTGCCTTTTCAGCCTGCGCTGCCTGTGAATTAGCCTGCAAAGCTGCTTTTTTGAATTGGTCAGCCTGCTGCATCTTGTATTTAGCATCCGCTAATGCCTCTTGTGCTTCCACAATAGCGTCTGCATCAAAGTTTTCATGCGCCTCTTTAAGTCGTTTCTTGGCGTTTTCCAACTCCATGCTTGCCGCAGAGCTAAAAGTGTCCGCATGCTGCTGACTACCTTGCGCATAACTCATACGCAAGTGTCTGTTCTCTTGTATTAACTGCTGCGCAACGCGCTCTAATTCTTCACGCTCGCGCATCAGCGTTTCTTTAGCCCGTCGCTCATCATGGCGGGCATGCGTCAGTTCTTTAATACGCTTCTTGACGCCTTCAGAATAGTTTGTAATTTCTTCATCAGTCGGATCTTCGACGACGCGATCCAGCGGCTTACGCCCCCGGTCCTTTTCAGGCGTGTCATCGACAATCTCAATATCGACTTCAATATCATCAGAAGCCTCTACGACGCCCCCATCTGCATTCGCTTCAGGAGCATCGAGATCATCCTGCTCGTCAGGAAATTTAAATTCATCAGCCATTACTGCCTCCTTATGCGCGGGTCAAACCGCGAGGATCTTGAACAACCGCATCAACCTGATCGTCATTAATCAGGCGGAATTCTTTGCCATAGATCTTGAAACGCGTACCCGAATAGGTACGTACCAGAACAAAATCACCCTCTTTACACCATGCCCCAGACGGGAACTTAGCGGTGTCTTTGTAAGCTTCAGGGCCGACTTTCAGAACGAACAGCACGGTAGTTGCGTGTTCTTCCTGCTTCATAAACGTGTCGGCTTTAACAAGCGTCGAGTTATCGAACTTGTCTGAAACATCGGGAACGATACACAAAATACGCCATCCAGTTGGAACGGGCAGTTGTGTGGCTTTTTGCTCCGCCGTCGCAGATTCTTCCGGTTTTTCTAGCGGAACAATAGGCTTGGGCAGACTAATACCCGGAGGCAATAAGATTTCACTCATCGGAGTTTTCTACCTTCTGAAGCAGGTCAATGATGTAACGCTCAGCGAGGGCTAGACCTGAAATAACCCCACACAGTTTTTGATACTCGTCAAAGCTGCGACACGAACCCCCGGCCATATCATCGGCATAATTGTTCATATCGGTACGTATTTTTTCACGCAATACGCGAGCGAAGTCTTGGATCATATGCGTCTATTCCTTCGGTTTAGACTGTTTATTCTTTGCTAGATCTCTTGAATGCGCGAGTACTCGCTCCGCACGACGAGCGATATTGTCATCCTGATGCCGTACTGTTTCTGCTTCTACCTTACCGCGCTCAATCTCAAGTTTGTCAGCCTGTCCAGCCGCAGTAAGCGCTAACTTACGCTCTTCCAGTTGCATACGTTGTAGAGCCTGTTGTGCTTCTAGCCGCGCTCTTTCCATAGCGATCTGCGCGTCAAGATCGACTTTCTTAGCTTTAAGTTGAACTTCTTGCATCTTGATCTGAAGTTCCTGTTGTTGCATCTGCACAATCGGATCTTGCTGAGCCTGCTGTGCTTGCATCTGCGCAGCCTGTTGCTGCGATGCAGTAAGAACCTGCTGAGCAGCCTGCGCCAGCATGGCGCTAAGCGGACGTTCGACTTCCGGCGGAATATTCGCATCCGAATCCGGCAGCGACATTCCAAGCTGCTGCTCAATTTTCTGGCGATACGCCATCGCTACGTGTTCAGCAATGTGATCTGCCATTGCGGCCTGCATTTGCGGGGCTTTTGGATTTTGTCCAATTAGCTGCATGACCATCGGATCTTGCATCATGCCCATATGCACTTTGATATGTGCATCGTGATCCTGATTGCGGAACGCCTTGACCGGCTCCATCTTAAGGACTGCCATATTCTCTGATACGGGGTCCATTGGCTTGAGGTCTTCAGGCAGCGGAACCAGCTTATCGGCGTTTTTAATCCCTAGAACATCCAGCATACCCCGGTGCAACTCCGGCAAGTTGTAGATATCCGGAGCCATCTGCGCCATCTGGATAACTGCCTGATATTGCACAACCCGCTGTGAAAGCGTTGCTGCATTCGGATCAGACACGGGAATAATGTCAACGTGACTGTAGTCGCTTTTCTTAGCGCGTGGGCCTTCTTCGCCATCCGGCTCGTAGCTGTATTCATCATC